GTGCTTTCGACCCGAAGTGTGTCGGCCCAATCCGGTTACAGCCGGTTTGACACACTCCACAAGGGACCCTGGTCCCACACCCGCTAACGTGGGGCAACCCGTGGAGATCTTGACCAAGCAAAGTGACTCCAAACACAATGCTTACCGTTTTTCTTGAGATGGGGCACGGAACTCCCCAGTGTGGAACCGGAGTGACTAAGGTCTCCGGGATTTCCAGGCCAGTACCTACTTTGGACCGAGGCTCCGTAGTGAATGCCAAAACACCACACCAGCGGTCAGAGGCCCACGGTGCTTCCGGCGGGCGTGCAGCCATGCGGCTTTCGCCACAACCCGTTCGTGGGCCACAAGGACCCCAACAGGCCGTTCCTTTTCAAGAACACTTACACATCGCCCACACCCCAGGTAAACTCAACCGCGATGGCACGCCGCCATCTCGGCGACAAGCCCCCGTGTCGGTTTTGGAGTGGCCATTCCATCCCATCGTCCCCGCCAACCGCCCCCACAACACTCACCAGGTCGCCGCATCAGCCTCTGTCTCATAGACACCCGGTGGACAGCCCATAATGGGATGGGGCTCCAGAGGGGTGAACGTCCCAAGGTTCAATCCCTCCAACCCATCCTCTATACGGAGCTGGTCGTCTGGGGATAACCCAAACGCCCGCTCAAAGCTGAACCTAGCCTCGGGTGAGACTTCGGCCGATGCCTCCGCCGCCGCCATCCACGCGCCAACCATGAAATACTCCTGGAACGGGTGACACCGAACCCTTCCAGAGAATCCCGTGGTGCTGAGGATCTTCAAGGCCCAAGCCTGCAGCAAGGGAACACCGATAGCGAGCGAGAGCTCGCACCGGGCAACCCCAGTCAGCCATTCGGAGGCGAACTTCGGTTCCCGGAGCCACCTGTGCGAACACAGGGCCCCCGAAAACACAGAACGCCAATCCCGAACCATGGTCCATCCCAAGGCAGGACCAAGGAAAACGGGAGCCGAACGGCCAAACCGGATTTCCTCGACGATACGGACCGGTCGCTCAAGGGTGAACTCGTGTCCAGATTGTTCGAGTACGAGTGCAGCAAAGTTCGTCACCACCGCGCCGGCATCCGAACCAGAGAGGAAAATCAACGAATTGTCGCCGTCGACAAGAACGTCAAAAGGGCGATTGAACGCCTTCAGACATCCCACGACGATGGAGAGCATGATCATGGTGTTGCCCATGCCCGTGTTGAAATCCCCACTGGCTCTTCCGCCTTTGCGAGAGAACCGTGCCCCACAAGGCAGCCTGCCCCCCAAGACAAGCTGCTCACGAAGTAGACGGGCCAACCCCTTGTCCCCGGGGTAAGCCGATCTGTAAACCTCGTGCTCTCGTTCAAGCTGTCCACTAGTCACGTGGGCCTCGAACGCCTTTCCGTCGACCTCAAAGCACACGCAATCTTCAAAGGAATTGAACTTGCGGAGTATGAGGTTAGCGCGTCTTTGGGGCGACAGCCCCTTCGCAACAACCCTGGTATTTGACCCCCCCCAAAGAACAGAGCCTGTGAGTCTCCCCCACAACCAATGCTCAAAGGGTTTCAGCCGGGACGCGACCTCCAAGTTATACCGAGCCGATCTAGGGAAAATCATCCTCGGTTTTGGGAACTTGGTCAGTGGCGCGACCTTCTCAGCTTTCAGAAAGCAGTCAAGTCTAGCATCGGCCTTTTCCACGGGCCAACACCTTAACGACTCAGCTGCCAACAGGTATTTCCTGCGCATAGCACCGGTATAAGTCTGCGCAGTTTCCAGGTGGCTCCACTTATGGCCCGGAAAACGCGCCGCGACAGACCTAAGACGTCGGAAAGTCCTAGAAGGTAAGTCGCCCAAAGGCGCATCAACGGGCCCCGGTAGAGGAGCCAGAACTCTCAGCGTTAAAGCTGCGAGCTCGTTGTGTGGGCACGTAGAGTGTACCACGGGCAGCCACGTGCCAGGCAAGCCCGATCGCCAAGCGACACGGAGTCTCCTATGACTATCTGAGCAGGAGCCCATGTCAACACGCGAAAGGTCCAGGGACCCAGTCCCCACTGCAAAACTTCGGTTACAGCAGAGACCTTCGATGTCAACAGGGCCGGCCTAAAAGCCCAACTGCTCCGACAGAAAGGTGGTTGGCATAAGCCCCCAGCAAGCTTCCTCTTCCGAGGTTACCTGCATGGATAGTGCAACCGATGAGGGCACGGCCAAAGGCCATGCCCACACCGGTAGGCCAGAAGACCTGCACCAATCCACACCCCGAGCACGCAACGCGGGGACAAGGGCCATCTCGCGCCTCCGAAAACACGAGTATGCCTGAAGCCTGGAGAGGAGTTCAGGGAAAACCGTCACAGTTTCCCCCGAAGGCAACTCGAGAACGTAATAAACGTGCCCTGTGCCGTCCTCCCCCGGTTTCCTTTGTACAACTCCCCCACCAAGGAGTCTTGCGCCGTCCTTCAGATTTGAAAGGAGTGCGTTGGCCACCGGTGATCTGCCACCTGTGGGGAGGTCTGGAACCCACCGCCCACGAAGTAGCTTCCCAACGAAGCCCACACGCCCACCGAACAAACCATCCAAAACTCGGACCCAACGGGCCCGAGGACGGAGCCTGGCAGCCGCAGCCGCCGAGACACTCAAGAATGCCTCATCTCCCTCAGGCAGGGGCGTACCAACCCCGGCCTGTTGTGCAATCGGAGCCAAACCAGGCACCGAATGCACCCACTCCGCGGGGAGCTCCGCGAGAGGGGGCCGTCGCCACAGCGGGAGGAAGGCCTCAAAGAGACCCCCCAACCGCCTAGTGAGAATGGGGACCAGCCAAATCCCCAACCTCACACACAGAAAGCTCAACCACAA